ATGGACGGGGTAGTCGCAGATTTCGATGGCTACGCAGAACCAATAGTAGGTCATAAGAGTCCCGGAGGTAAACGCTATAACGATGAAGACTGGGCTAAGATATCAGCAGACCCTAGATTATATAGTAAATTACCCGTGATGCCAGATGCTGATCGACTGGTTAAAGAAGTCTGTGAGCTAGCCAAACAGCACAAGATGGATGTGAAATTCCTAAGTGCTATTCCTAGATATAACAATGTTCCTTGGGTATTTTGGGATAAGATCAAATGGATAGAATCGCATTGGCCAAAGATTCCCGTATGGTTTGGCCCTTATAGTGCTGATAAACAGGTCCACTATCAACCAGGTGATATACTTATAGATGATCGTCCAAGTAACGTTGAAGAATGGCGAGCTGTTGGTGGTAAGGCTATACTTCATGAGGGTGATGTTATAGCTACCTTATTTGAGTTACGTAGCCTAGTGAACAGTCCTAGTAGCTAAATGTCCACCTTCTCTGTTGATAAAAAATTTAAATATTTCTTCTACGCGATCACTAGCTGTAATATCTGTTTCTGGTAAGCTTATCCCTTTGAGACTGCCATCTTGGCTGACGACAAAAACATAATCCTCTGGCGAGATATCACCTAACACATCATCATCTGCGTTTAAACTGAGGGCGTTTGAATGCTCTTCTGTGATTTTTGCCATTGTCGTTCTCCTTAAAGTATTTTACGTTTGCTTTGATCTTTTTCAGTAATAGTTTAGTTACTTCATGATCCTTACCAAATGCCTTGTAATACTGTTTTAGATCTGGGCTGTTAATTTTAGCCGCACTAGTAATATTTAACTTATATTTCATTAAGTATTGTCTAGCCGCTATATTTTGAGCATAAGCGTCTATTTCATCAGGGTCACCTAGATACTCTTGATCAGCACGCTTCTGTAGATCTTTGTGATCACTTTTATAGGTATTCCTATGATATCGATATCTACGGTGGCGGAATTGACGTTGATGTTCATATTCGTGTATGAGTGTTTCTACTAGATCAATAGCCAGCTTATCGGCCATTTCATCAGTGATAGTCATTGGAGTTGTTTTAGGATGATTGAGAATAAAGTCAATAATGAACTGTTTCTTTTTTTGTTCATCTAGACCAGGATCATACTCTGCACCAATAGTAAACTCATCTGGATCAAGCGCACCACGTGCACCAGTGTAGAGTTTGATGCGAACAGGATGTTGATGTTTGTTAAGATGTTTGCTAAGACGTTTAACAAGACTACGAGGAGTGATACGCTCTCCAATCAAAGTAGATAACCATTCACTGATATGATTATATTCTACTGTTGGATTAAGATACATAGTTATCCCCCTAGCAACTTTGCTCCAGCGTTGGTAGCTAAACTGCTGTCTTCACCGGCATAGGCAGGTACGCCTTCAAAAGGATTTGTTTTAAGTGGACCTATACCATTTGCACCTAATAGATCATTGTTCTTACCTTCAGCTAGGCTGGCTTTGACCGCTTCACCGTATTTGGTGCTGGTATTAGCCATGTTGCGTAGCATAGTACCTACGCTACCTTCATTCATTTCTTTGCCATAGGTTGGTAGTTTAGTAGCAAAGCTCATCACACCGGTAAGAGTCTGTGTAGCTGGGGCTGTAACTGCGGTTATGTCGGCCTTGGTTAAAAAATTATTTGTAGTTGCCAATCTGGAGTTAAGAGCAGCAACACGATCATCAGTAACTCCCTCTGCTAGAGCATCTAATTCTGTGCAACCTGCTACCGGTCCTAGAAAATCCTGTGCCGTGGGTACAGTGCTAGATCCTATTAGATTTTGTATAGTAGATGAATGTGATGAAATCAGACTGTTAAGAGTCGGGTGTGCGGAATTTACCAACGGTGTAGGAACTTTCTGTATGTTGGCAAAAAAACTTGGTGCCTTGCTAGCATCCACTACACTACCACCACCCATGTCTTTGAATTTGGTGGTTAGTTCACCCATGCCAGTAAAGCCAGCGGTGTCGGCAGGATTAGCAGTTTTGGTATAGTCACTAAGATCTTTAAGTCCTTGTATACCTGTTCCTGTTTGTCCTTGTATCTGTTCAGACCCAAACGATCCGCCCTGGCGACTGGTGCCTTGTGTTGTAGGAAACCCTGTAGTAGTTGGTGCTCCAAATGTGGATGTTCCAGATGCGGGAATCGTAGTAGCTTTAGGTGCTGATGCTGTACTGCCTGTTAAGAAATCTGGACTCTTATATAAACTACTATCTGATCCAGTATAACTAGGTAATCCTGCAAATGGATTGTTAATTTCAAATTGTTCAGCTGTGGCATTGATAGCCGCAGGATCTTTAATATTAGATAATGCTGTTGAGATTTTATCAGCATAAACAGGATTGTGTATATCATTGAGATCCACACCAGCTTCAATCAGTTTCTGATTAACTCCTGTGGCGTTGGCTAATTTATTTTTTGTAAGGGCCTCTACCATACCATTAGGAGTACCAAAGTGTTTGATATCTATATCATTAAACATAGTACCAGTTGATGCCATAGCCTGGCCTGCACCTGGTAAGCTACCTAATATATTTGTCAGTCCACGATCTCCCATGCTTGACATATCAGTTATACCGCTGCCAAAATCACTGTATGAGCTATTGCTAAGAAAATTCGTAGTATTCAATACATCATTGCTGTTAGAAATATGTGCTTGTATCTTACCAACGATAGTACCAAATCCACCAGCATCATCTTTGTTAAACAATTTGCTTTGCACACTGGTTAATGCAGTAAGAGCAGCTTGTGCATTAGCATTCGCTGGCCAAACACTGCTATTAGCCACAGTCTGTAGATTGGTCATGGCTTCGTTGACTTTAGGTGCGATATCTATAGCAAGGCCATTACCTTGAGCCATACCAACCATGGCTGTTAATGTAGCAGGAGTTATGGATGCTCTGGGTGTACCGATAGCTACATATTGCCCATCGGCAACTGTGGTCATCGATCTCGCGCTAGCGATTAAGTCTGCCATTTCTACTTCCTATGTAATAATACCACCTGCACCAACTGGTTCAATACCAGTAGTGGTTTTAATGTAATGATTCTGCACATCCTTTACTGTAGGTGCATGCATCATCACATGTCGTTTTTCTAATCTTATACTCTTATTTAAGTCGCTTGTGAATAGGCTTTGTAGTAGACCCAGACCCTGTTGGCTAGGCATGACAGTACATGGTTTGCTTACAGTAAATGCGTCATCTGATTCTTCTACGATTTTAGCGACAATCTCATCACCGTTGACTATCTTAAAAGTCACTATATCATCTTGATCATACTTATTAGTTACTAACACTTGATTCCCCTAGTTTATTGAATAATTCTTCATCTGATAATCGAGCTAAGCCTTGATATCCACCTTCTACGAACAGTTCATCACCCTTGTAGATCTGTGGTGCTGTGCGATGTCCTTGACCGATCAACCATTCACGTGCATCAGGATCTTCATCGATCTTGATTTCTTGGTATGCGACGTTTTTTGTTTTTAATAAGTGTTTGGCCTTGTCGCAGAACGGGCAGTGATTTTTACTATATATTGTTAACATTTTATAACTCCGGTAATTCATCGTAGTCAACGTTTTCACCCATGACTCCGATCACATAATTCGTTGATTCATTTTCTTGTAAGGCTGTTTGTTTTTTACTTGTATCGCTGTGTTTATTAAACCAAGGTATAGGTGTAGTCTTAGGTGCTGGTTCTTGATATTTAATGCCAATATCTTTTAGTGCACCAACTGCGGTATAGTCTACGAATTCTTTTAAGATATTAGCGTTAAGACCGATCACAGGACCTAGTTTAAACAAATAATCAGCCCAGGCCTTTTCCTCACGTATTACATCCTGATACATAGCATAAACTTCATCAGCACATTCTTCTTTAACCTTGGCAAAACGTGCATCTTCTTTTACCACCTGATTGATTAACCAAGCAGTCCATTCTTTATGTAGAACTTCATCTTGTAAAATCAAGCTAATGATATTACCGTTGCCGATGAAGATCTTGTTTTCAACCATTGCTAGACTTGTAGCGAATGATACCATGAAACGGAACGCCTCGAGTCCGTAACTGGCGTTTAGTGCCAACCATATGGCTTTAATATGTTCTTGTTCATCTACTTTGTGTCCTAGCTCTATCTTGCAGTTGATACGGTGTAGAGCATCATAGTAGTTGCCTATGGTGGATGCCATACTGATAATCTCATTAGTGTCATGGATAGTGTTGAACACATCTTTTGGCACGTTATAGATATTTCGTATGATATGGCTGTAACTACGTGAATGTATGTTGGTTTCAAAGAAACTCCAATTATACATCAACGCTTCTAATTCTGGAATACTTACCACAGGAGTGAATACCTGTGCTGGCCCACGACCTTGTAGGCTGTCTAATGCTGTCTGACGTAGCAGGTTACTGGTAAAGATATGTTTAACCGTATCACTGGCTTCTTTGAAGTCGTTGGCATCTTTAGTTAAACTAACCTCTTCTGGAACCCAAAAGAACCCACGTGCTGTTTGTTCTAGCTTTACTACCTTGTTGTATTTGACTTCTTCAAATCGTTGGATGGTCACAGGACCAGCTGGGTCCAAGAACATCTTGCGACTAAGATAATCTGTTGAATGTTTTAAATCGTATTGTGCCTTTGACATTATAATTTACAGCTTTCGCAGTCCTCTTCATATTCTGTTGATGTTACTTCTTCTACTGTCACTTCTGATTTTACTTCGTCTACAACCTTACTACCAGCTTTATTGATTAAACTGTAGTAGAAAGTCTTAATTCCCCATGCATGTGCCTGCATCAAGTTTTTAGCGATCAGCGTAGTCGGAACCTTACGATCTGGGAAGTGTGCTGGATTATAGAATGTATTTGTTGAAATACTTTGATCTACATAGGCCGCTAGCACTGCCGCTGTTTTCAAATATCCGTCGCAGTCTTTCTGTTCCCACATCAGTTGATACTTATTTTTTAGTTTGTTATATTCTGGTACTACCTGTATAAAACTACCTGCTTTTGACTCTTTAACTGAAATCAAGCTCATCGGCATTTCGATACCATTAGTTGATCCAATAACCACACTCGAACTTTCTACTGGAGCGATAGCCATTAGTGTAGCATTACGCACACCATACGATCTCATGTCACTGCGTAGTTGTTCCCAATCTAGTTCACGTGTTGGTGTAAAATCGGCTAGTTTGTTTACAGCTTTTGCGCGATTCTCCCATGGAAACTTACCTTTACCATACCGTGTGTATTCACTGTGTTTACATGCGCCACGTTCTTTAGCCAGTTCAACAGTGGCTTCTGTCAAGAAGAATGCCTGATGTTCCATCCAAGTCTTGACATCCTGTAAGGCTTCTGTAGTACCATATTCATAACTGCGTTTAGCATGCCAGTAAGCAAGATTAGTGACTCCGATACCTAGAGGTTGGATCTCGTCATTCGATAATTTGCTCTGTATGCTCAAGAAATCTTGATAATCTAAGATGTTGCACAATGATCTTTGTAAGATGCGACAAGCACGACGCATATCTTCTGGATTACGGAAAGCTCCCCAATTGATACTGCCTAAGGTACATAAAGCGATACGACCTTTATCATCATCTAAACGTTTAAATGGCTTAGTAGGTAACAGGATTTCACAGCATAAGTTACTTTGATAGATTGTGTGATATTCTGGATCAAATGGTCCTTGGTTCATTACATTGTCGATAAACACTAAGTAGATACGTCCCGTATCTGTACGCTCTTTTAAGATACCACTTTTAAATACTTCTTCAGCCGATAAAACTTTTTTACGTAGTCCTTTTTGACGTTCATACTTCTCATATAGTTCTTCAAACAGTTTTGTATCTTTATAAAATGCTTCATATAAGTCAGGCACTTCATTAGGATCAAAGAATGTTATGTTTTCTTTATTCTTAAAACGTCTCCAGAACATAGCGTTAAGCACGACACCATAGTCCATATGTCGCACACGTGTTTCTTCCGTACCTTGATTGTTTTTAAGCACGATAAGATCATCAAACTGATGATGCCAGATCGGATAGAATACCGTAGCTGACGCATTACGGATACCACCTTGTGAACAACTGCGTAGATCACCAAACCATTTCTTAAGGAAGGGGATCATGCCTGTGTGCATGATTTCCCCGCCTCGTATAGGACTACCCAATGGGCGCAAACGACCTATCTCTAAGCCAATGCCTGCACGCTTGCTGGCATACTTGGCCATCATTTCACCACTGGCAAAAATACTGTCTAGATCATCGTCTGATTTGATTAACACGCATGAACTGAATTGTTTTGTGGGGGTACCTAGGCCAGCGAGTACTGGAGTGGCGAGCGTGAACAATCCGTCACTGGCGCAGGTATAGTAATCTCGAATATAACGTAGTCTTTGTTGTGGATTTTCTTTATGGAACACTGTTGCAGCAGCAACCATATAACGGACTTGAGGAGTTTCATAAATCTGTTTAGTAGCGCGATTCTTAACTAGATATTTTTCAATCAACTGCTCGATAGCCGCATAACTATATTCTTCATCTTTGGCATGATCGATCATGTCGTTCATCTTGTTCCATTCATCTTCTGTGTACCAAGATAATAATTCTTCTGTATATAATCCAGTAGCTACGTTCGTTTTAACGATTTCATACAAGTGTGGAACAGCATAATCACCATAGATATCTTTACGTAGCATAGATAGTCTTTGTTTACCTGCTACGAATTGATAATTAGTATGACCTACTTCAGGTTCATGTTCTACGTCAATCAAATCTACGATTGCACGTAGGGTAATTTCATCAATTTCGCGTGTGGATATACCATCGTAAAAATGTGGTTGTGCTTTGATTTCTATCATGGATTGGCTGACATCAGCTACGCCCTGACATACTTTGGCTACCTGTGCCTGCCATTTTGTAAGATCTAGTGGTACGATCTGGCCACTGCGTTTTTTGACTTGAATATTGCTCAATTTGATACCTCTTTTAGTATTTCTCTAATGCTAAATCTGTGCTTGAATATTGATACAGCAGTTGTAATTGCTTTTCTTCTACTTGTTTTGTATTTACTATTTCATAAGGCCAGTAATTAAGAATATATTTTCCATCGTCTAACCAAGCTACAGAATAGCGTTCTTTATCTTTATAATCATAATATACTCTTATTTCCATTGCGGTATTTCTATGATGAGTAAAGTATATAGTATACATGATTCCAAGTGCTTTAGCAACGTCACACCAGTAGTTTTCGGCTAACAATGTCCAAGGATCTGGCCATGATTTTGGATCACTAGGATCTAGATTATAGTTGACAAATGGAGCAGTGCTCCACATGTTGTTTAGTTCTATTACAGCAGACTCTAAGGGCAAGCGATCTAGCTCATGACGGAAATCTTTCCACTGCGCTAGCCTGTCATTGACACGCAGGTTCCAAAAATTCTGCCACATGATTAGGCAAACGTTCTAGGTGAATAGTATGTAAGATTAGCTGATGTACCGGTATTGGTTGTAGTATATTGTAACACCGCACTATTGCCGTAGGCAAAAAATGATAAGTTTACACCAGTAGAACCAGTTTCTGTATATTCATCATCAAACACCGCAACATTACCACTTATTTGAGTAACTTTAATGGTGCCTACCCTAGCTTCGATACCGCGAGTGATTCTATAATCAATTAGATTAGTCAACGAATCAGTGAGTGTAAGAGCAGTGTTTGTAGCAGACCCAGTATTATTTGCTAATACCAAAGTAGTTTTTGCTACGTTATTAGATGTAAGGCTAGCATATGATTGAAGTATACTGACATTTGACTGTAACAGTGCGATATTTGCGGCATTCTCATCAGCTGAAAATTCAGTTAATATTTCAGTTACACCTATTTCAGGTGCACCTTCTGATAAAGTACCGTTGCCGATGTATAAACGACGCTCGTCAATCGACCAACCTAATTCTCCCGACGCTAGCTGTGGTAGATTTTCCTGTAGACCACGACGTACTTGGATTTTTGAAATTTGTATTACAGCCATGATTTTACCTTAGTTCAATATCTAGTATTTATGCTAATTTATAATACTGCTCAACTCTATCAAACCAACGATCCATCCAAATCGTCCACTCATTGCCTTCAAGTACCCAATGCTGAAACTGAGGTTTTTCGTTAGGCTTTGGCGCTACAGCCATCAGTATAACGCCCTGACGAATGTCTGTGCCGTGGACTTCATTATGTGCGGCAGCATAGGCGCATAATTGAAGGAAATAGTCTTCAATCCACTCCTTTTTCTTGGGTTTATTAGTCTGTTTGTAGTCTAAAATTGAGGGTTGGCCATGATATAAACCGCAGGCGTCTGTAGTACCAGCATACAACCCCGGAACATACAAGGGCACTTCGATACCCCATACTTCTTGCACGTTTATTAGTCCGTTATTAATAATTTCCTTAGCCATGTTGTGTGCTTCAACGCTATACGGATTTGAACCTGGTTCAGTTAATACTCGATTATTACGCACATAGTCCTCTAAAAATTTGTGCATACGTGTACCACGTCCTGCGGCTTCTGTTGTAATTTCAGTAGCACGTTTTTCACCTACTGATTTACGCCAATTGGCTAGAGCTTCTCGTTTTTCTTGTGGTTTGGTACGATCTAATATTGTTGTAACGCTAGGAACACGTGATCCATCTGGCAGAGTATAAAGTCTTTTGCCTTCTACTGTGTCACGGTTTATTGGAGTATAATTGTATTTTTGTATAAGCATCTATTAAGTATATATGCTTATCTGATGATTGTCAAACGGTAAATGATTCACCACAACCACAACGTGCTTTCTCGTTGGGATTAGAAAATTCAAAACCTTCGTTAAGTCCTTTTTTGGTATAGTCGATCTGCATACCCTGTAGGTATACTAGATCTTTTTTATTAATAACTAACGTAACACCACGATCTTCTATTTCGAGATCGCCCTCAAATATCCGATCAGCAAATTCTAATACATAGGCAAGTCCGCTACAGCCACTGGTCCTTACACCGATGTTCCTCTGTGATCTAATGCTTCCTGCATTTTTTTACTTGCTGAAGATGTAATTGATATCATTTTTTTGTTATTCAAACCAATCAGTAATTTCTTTTTCTAATCTATCAATGATTTTTTGTTTTTGTTTGTCAGTGAAGTTATACCATTCAGTTACTTCTTCCACCGTCCTTCCACAACCTACACAGATTTCATTTTCATATCTGCATATTGATATGCAGGGACTTTCTACCTTAGACTGTTTCATTTTTCTTTATAATCCTATTCCACACAGTTTGTCTTTGTTCATCGGTTAATTCATACCATTCAAACGCTTCATCCTGCGTACGAAAACAAGCACTACACTCACCGCTGATGAATTGGCATACACCTATACAGGGACTTTCAATGGGGTTGCGTTTCATTCTTTTTTCTGTAGTCAGCTATAGCTGATTTGATTGCATCTTCTGCAAGCACCGAGCAATGTATCTTGACGGGCGGTAACGCAAGTTCTTCTGCGATATGTGAGTTTTTGATGGTCTGTGCCTCATCCAGCGTCTTGCCCTTGAGGAGCTCGGTGACAAGGCTAGAGCTAGCAATAGCACTGCCACAACCATACGTTTTAAATTTGGCATCTGTTATGATTCCTTCATGCACTTCAATCTGTAATTTCATCACATCACCGCAGGCTGGTGCACCTACCATACCTGTTCCTACATCTGGACTATTCTTGTCCAAGGTGCCCACATTACGAGGATTTTCGTAATGGTCTAATACTTTTTCTGAATAAGCCATGTAAACTCCAATAGTATAGTAAAATACTAAAGTATTTATTATTGTTTGTCAACCGGAAGATGTTCTCTATATCTGTATAATTGAGATTCGTCTATAGGAGTAGTGTCAAAAATTGGTTTTGGTAGGTTTTCTTTAAATTCACCCAGTGCTGTATGCCATCGTAGATCTTGTGGGCAAAACTCACATTGTGCTATATGTTGATCTTTTGTAGCGGCAAATTGTTGTAATTCTTCTTCACTGCAATCAGCTGATAATGGTTGATAACTATACAATAATTCTCGTTGACGATCGTCTAAGCGTAGATCGAACTGCTGATCAAAGTCTGGTAAATTACTCATAGCAGGACACTTATATAATTTACCTTGATACATAGTGTGATCATGTTTCATATCGCAGGCTGCAAATGCTTTTACTGGATTACTGCGGTGTAAAACATAATGATCGTTCTGTTTTATTACTGTACTTTGATGGAATGTAAATGCCTCAATGAATCCTGCTTTATATTTCCATCTTTCTTTAATTTCGTCAGCAATAGCGGGATCGTGTAAGCTCACTCCAAAAGCAACATTATATTTTTCCCAGAAGTTCATATGTTCTTCTCGTTGATATGTGCCGTTAGTCTGTACCATAATAACAGCATTAGGCCACAATCTGCGTAGATTACTGACCCACAATTCTAAATCCGGGTTAAGTGTAGGTTCGCCACCTATGATAGTAATACGTGGTAAATCTAAGCGTTTACTCCAAGCTTCATATGCGTCTGCATGATCAGCCCAGCGTTGATGTCCTTTGAAATTTAAATCGTTAAAACGGTTACAGCCGCGACAACTTAGATTGCAGACATTGGTTATGTAAAACTCTACTACAGGAAATAAACGAATCATCTAGTATTTACTACTAGAATCCAGGTGCGCCGCGTTTTTTAGCGGCTTTTTTTGCCATGTTTGCGACAGTGTCTACAGGTGCGGTTGTAGCATCACCTGCGGGAGTATTTGTGGTCGTAGCATCTGTATCATCTAGTTCGCCAGCTGGACGTAATTCTATATAATCTTTGTTATAGCTTTTAATAAGATTTTTTAATGCTGGATTTGTTTCATTAGCTGAAACTAGTGCGTCATAATCAAAGGTCTTGTCTGTATTGAGCACAAGATTAATTAGACTCTGTGTTGAGATTTTTGGGAGTTGTTTCTTATCTTTGTATCTGTGGCGAATAAGCTCCAGAGCTGTTGTTAAATTAGACTCTGGAGTATTCTTTGGACTGTGTACGAATTCATCTAAGCGCACGATTATCTTAGTTCGCGGCCAAGTTCTTCTGCACCACCAACTGCGGCGTCAGTAGCACCAAATCCGTCGGTTTCGTCTTGATCTAGATCGCTACCCGGTGCTGGAGGTAATTCTGTATCACTACCACTTAAATCAGCTTGATCGCCTGGCATAGCCATTGGATTATTAAGTTGTTCACCAGTTAAGATACGCACACCACCATCGACACCTTCACGTGCTGATTGTAAGTTACCCATCAGTGTATCTAATGTAGAGCCTACTGCGTTTTTAAATCCGTCAGCTTGTTCTGAACCAATTTGATCGCGGATGCTGTCTAATAATTCTGGTAGTTGTTCGTTTTGCATCTTACCAACTTTTTCGATAGCATCTTGTATTGAATCTACCATGTTCTTAGCGGCTAGTAATACTTCAGCATTACCTACTTCGCCTTCTACTAGAGTTTGGCGATTTTCTTCTAACCAAGTATTCAATCCTTCTTGGACTGTGAGTAGTTCCATATAACGTGGATTCTTTTCTGCTGTGTGTAAGTCCACACTGTGGCGGATCTTGTCTAAGTTTGCTGAGATAGTTTCACTTAGACGTTCTGCTTTTTCAACGGTTAGATTACTGAAATTAATAGCAAAACCAAAGCGGCTTTCCATTAATTTGTTAATCTTACGTGTTGATTTCGTAGACATTTCTGCTAGTTTCATGGTCAAATTCCTATTTAGACTTTAATATATTTAGCCAAGTTTAGGTTTTTCTTAATTTCTTTTTTAACTTGTTCTATACGATGCTGTATTTCTGTATATCTATTGCTGTAGTATTCTTCACCCCAAGAATCACCTTTAGTCTGCGCTTTTTTATAGCGTAAACGATATAAACTAGCTTCAAATTCCAATTTGTTTAATAGGCTATCGTTGTCACGTATTTCCCTAGCCAATTGCGTTTGTTGTTTATACAGGGCTATACAGTAGAATATAGCGTCTTTACGATTGAAAAAATCAAATGCCTGCTGACCTTCTACCATCACACGCCAGCAGTGTTCATTGATTTTAACTACACGATTAGCACCGACTAATACATCCGTACCTATCTGATAGCAGAATGGCAGTTCTGAATCTTCTTGGGCTAATCGGGCTAGTTCAGACTGGGTAAATCGGCGGATTTTTTCAACATCAAATTCAGCTAACGATTTTTTTGTAGTAGATTTTGCCATCAGTATTGGTTCGAGTTAGGACATCTTTGACTGTTAGATTGTTGGCCAACAGTTGTTCACGTTCATCTAGGTGGCTTTTTGGAATAAGGGTATCACCAACGAAACGATCAAGTAATTCGTTTTCTTCATTGGTAATAGGCAATAATAGTTTGTTGGTTAGTTCTACAATCTTCATGCAAGTATTTATGTTACTTGAAGAGGGCGTGTCCGATAAATCCGATAAGTCCTGCTAGGATTACACCCAATACGCTGACTAGGACGCTGACGCTTTGTTTACCGCGACCTTCTAGTTTCTCGTCTAGACTTTCCTTGATGCCAACTAAGTAGCCTTCAAGTTTATCCATACGATGTTCAAGATTCTGTAGTTTAGTTTCCAAGTTGCTGTACCTTACAGCACATATCTCAACGTGGGCTTCTAGACTCTGTTTTTCAATTTCTGATGGTTTGGCCATCTCGCTTCCTCTGTGTAAGCGATGCTGTTCTTATGAGCCTTGACGTATGCCTTAATATGTGCCTTAATGAATGCCTTAAGCATCTAATATATTTAGTTGTTGGGTATACTTATAAAGTATATGTTTTTACTTGGACCGTTTGTGTAGAATATCGGCATGGGCGGTTGTGCAGTTTCATCTAGTCCTAAGATGACAGGAGTATGGCTAAAGTCATTTTTAAGCACACCATAAGGATCTCGATCTTGTAGATAGAGATTTTCAAATTCAACTTCAAATTCAAAAGTCCAAACGCGGTGTTTGCCAGTATAGCTATCACCAAATTCAAATTTTAAAAGTTCTTTAGTTTCTGTGGGTAATTGTTTGCTAGACATGATCTGTGTTCGTAATCCCAATACCTGCATGACTGTTTCCCAGTTACGCTGCTTGTTTCTCATGCGTTCAAGCTCTGGAGTATACTTGGTTATATCTGTTTTGGTAACGTCAACTAGAGTATAACCACGGTGGCGATGTATTCTTGGATCTATCATTATAAGAGTATTTATTGACCAAGTATTAGGTCACAAAAAAAGCACCTTACGGTGCTTTTATGTTGAGCTTGGATTAAGCTACTGTGAAACTTGTACCTTCGACTACCTGTGTACCGCTGATGTCAATAAGATTTCCACCTGCTGATTGTATCGCTGTATTAGCGTAAGTAAATGTTGTTGATGTTAAGCGTGTTGCAGCTGCGTTAGCACCAATTTGGCGGATGCGATGTTGTAGATCTGCAGCACTTACTTGTTTATCTGTTACGATAAAAATATTAGCTTGATTAGTGGCTGTAGAACCAGTAGTATAGTATGCTAATGGATTTACTTCATCAACGATAGATTCTATCACACCACCAGTTAGTCCTGAGTCAGTGACTAAGTTAGCACGTATAGCTATTGAGTTATT